GGGAGAGGTGTATTCTTTCGCGGTCGATTTCAACGGCTGCGATATCACCTGTGCCCGACTTTACCATTCTGCGTTCATTGTACTTATCAGAGGCATATGCCATGATGACGAGGAAGTCAACTTACTGCTGGCTCTTATGATGAACCGTCTCACGGGCGAGTTCGAAGTACGTAGTAGAAACATTGACATCGGTCAACCGGTCTTAATTGTGAAAGAAGAGATATCGACTATAACTGGAGAGTTCCTCACCGCTGTGAAAGCGACGTGTGCGGGCCTCTTCAGCTGGTTAAAAGGTTCGAAGAAGTGGTTACGTAGTAGACGATTCTTGGCAACTGGGAGCTTGACGCCCTCAGTTGCGATGCGATTGTCGATGACTGAACTTTCTTTCCGACCCGAATTTGAGGTTGACGCTAGCGGAGGTGTAGAAATGCCGGTGGATTGTGTTACTTTTCTTGGAGGCCGTTTTGTTCATTCAAACGGAGTCTGGGTTTGGTATTCTGCAAAATTCATTAAGGCACTATGCATCTTCCCGAACGTCAAGCGCATTTACGGTGCGGAGGGAGTTGAGAAACACATGTTGGCTCTCACCACTGACCCGGATCTTAAGGTAACTCCCCTTGGGAGAGCGTTTCTGAAGATGTTTCAGCTTCGTTCAAAACATTTGAAATTCACGGCAGAGGAGGCCTCTGCCGGGTATGAATCCTATTTGAGTACCACAGGGTCTGGGCGTTATTTGTTGGAAACAATGGCAAATCGCTCAAGCAATGTCCGGGAGATTAATTTCTGTGATTTCTTGCAGCACGTTCGTCACGTATGCGCTGTTTTGGGACACGAGGCATCCTGCTCCATTGCAGAGGTGATCCGTGATGTCCAAGAGAAGGCTAGAATAGTCAAAGAGGGTCCGATTTCCATCTGTGGTGGCGATTTACTGTACGTCTTGAGATATGGCGTTCCTCCCAAGCACTTCAATCATGAAGAGGCCTGTTTGAGCTTAGGCTCGAACATAATAAAACTGGCACAGAAATTTTTCAAAGTTATTATGAGTAAACCTCAGAAAACAAATGAAAAGGCAGTGTCCAAGTCACAACTGACTTTGGCGACTCAACACGCTTTCAAGGCACAACCTGCATTGAAAGCTGCTACTGAGGCGACGAAGGCAGGGAAAGGCAAGGGCAAAACCAAGAACATCCCGGAAGCACGAATTCCGGCTGTTCCGGCGCCAAAACCAACCAAAGCGGACGGCTCACCACTCATCTTGAGTGAAGTCAAAGCTGAGAGTGAACGCAAGATTGCCCTCGGTGACCCGAACAAAGTTGGTGCTGGCATTGAAAAGCTGAACCACATCAAAAACCTTCGCAACACGGCTGAGAAATCAGACGGCGAGTCCAAGGAGTG